TAACAGTTGAAGATTGTATGTGAACAACACCTGTAGACGCGGCTCCACCTATTGCAACATCGCCACTAAACGCCCCCGTCCCCGCCACCAGCGCAGCAATCGTGCCAAGGGAAGTGATGTTCGGTTGGGCGGCTGTGGCTAGGGTTCCTGTTATGGTGCCGGTGACGGAAAGATTTCCAGCGTTGGTGAGCGTCATTACTGGAGTTGTGAACGTGCTACCACCGGCAGCAGTAGAGGGCGTCCACTCAAGCACGCCGCTGTTGATGTAGTTGTTGGAAAACTGCCAATTCTTATACGACGCTGTGTTGATAAACTTCAGTGCGCCGCCAGCATCTCCGCTGATTGCGCCTATTGTTAAGATTGACTGGCCGCCAGTTGGCGTAGTGTGCGCTGATACAGCGCCAGCAAATGAACCTGCCCCACTACTCGTTACTGCACCTGCGTTCCAGATACCTGTTGTGACTGTTCCTAATCCGGTGACATTTGTTTGTGATGCCGTCGTCAGCGTCCCGCCAACATTCGTAAACGTGCCCGTCGTCGCAGCAACACTCAGGAACCCGCTGATCGTGCTGCTGGCTACCGTGCCGGTCAGGGCTTGCGAGGCGGCTATTACTGCGCCTGCGTTGAAGGTCTGCGCGCCGGACCAAGAGAGTGCGCCGCCTACGGTGCCGGAGAGAGTTGGAGATGCGCTGCCAACCAGCGAGCCGCTGCCAGTGGTAGTTGTCGCAACGGCGGCAAACAGATTCGCGCTCGTGGGAGTGGCAAGGAATGTGGCTACGTTTGCCCCGAGACCTGTGATGCCTCCGACTGCGACTGCGCTCGCAGCGCCTGCGGTCAAGCCAGCAGCGGTGCCCGTCAGGTTCGTCGCCGTCATCGAGCTTGGCGTGCCACCTGCGCCGTTGAACGTGACGAAAGCACCTGCCAATCCGACGTTGACAGCAAGCGCGGTCGCAACTCCCGCTCCAAGCCCCGTGATCCCGCCAACCGGAACGCTGGTCGCTATCGAAGCATTGCCGGGAGCGATCGCGTGAAAGTTCGGGCTTTCGTATCTCACAGCGAGCGGCACGTCTTTCAGTATCTGTCCCGAAATGACGTTGGTGCCGCCCAAGAAAATTGCGGCAGCACCTACCGCGTCAGGATTGAGCGTCGCTGGCCCCGTGTTCGTCTGGCTCGGGATGAACGTGAAAATCTGGCCGTTTGCGAGTGCGCTCAGCGGCAGCGTCGCGTTGCGTGCCGTTATCGTGTTCGTGCCAAGGGTTGAAGTCAGCGTGCGGAATACATCGTTTTGGATTTGGCTTGAAATCGGAAAGTGCGTTGACGATGTGCCAGCCATACCAGTCTGCACAGCGGTAAACGTGTTGGCAGCCGCGAGTTGAGGCGTGAGCGAGAGTTGCGCGGCGTTCGCATTCACCTGATTGACGATGTGATTGAAGTCCGCCATCACCGGCGTCGCATCCGCCACCTGACCATTCGCTATTGTGTTCGGTAGCGCGGAAATTATCGTCGCGGGACGGAGGAAATTCAGAAGTGTTTTCATGTTTTAATAGCTCGAAGTCATCACGCGGTTTCCGGTGCCGGTAATAGACGTAGCAACGAAAGTTCCGTTGCCGTACACAATGCCGTACCATTGATTCGCAACTGGGGCTGTTCCGAGAGTCCACGTTATGCCGTCAGGGGAAGTCATCACTGTTCCTGTGGAAGACACAGCGACGAACAGTCCGTTGCCATAGGCTATATTTCTCCACGCATGGTCCGCTGCACTTGCGCGGCTCGTCCAGGTAATGCCGTCAGGACTCGTCATCACGCGGTCACCAGTACCAGTAGACGAAACGGCAACGAACAGGCCGTTGGCGAAAACCACTCCACTCCAGTCGTTCTCCGTTGCGCTCAACCGGCTCGTCCATGTCACCCCGTCAGGAGAGGTCATAACTCTGTCGCCAGTTCCGGTGTTCGCAACCGCTGCAAACACGCCGGCCCCATAGGCCACACCCTGCCATGCATTGTCTGCGGCGCTTACCCTGCCTGTCCATGTAGCGGCGTCACTCGATGACATCGCGCGGTTTCCAACCCCGCTTGTCGCCAGAGCAACCCATACCCCATTCCCGTATCCAATGACGTGCCACTGAATATCTGCGGCACCAGAATGGTCTGCCCAAGTGATGCCGTCTGCGGAAGTCGCAACTCGATTGGATGCGCCAGCACCTGCGCCGCTTCCTTTCACGGCAACAAACTGGCTAGCAGCAAACGTCACGGCCTCGTGAGGTTGGGCCAACGCCCTTTGTGTCCATGTGATTCCATCGGGCGAGGTCATCAGTTGATCGCCGCCGCTGTACGAAACCGCAGCGAATAGACCTGCGCCATAGGCAACCGAGGGCCACGCAATATCGGCGGCACTGACGCGCGATATCCAGTTGGTCTGCCGAGCACCGGGCACGAATGACGGTGGCGAGTATATCGGCGGCACTGAGCATCCAGGTATCATGCCCACGCCCCGAAGTAAGCGCCCCACTTTGTCGCATCAATCCCGCTGCCTGCGCCAGTGTCTTTGCGGTTGACGATAAGCACGTTCGCGTTGGAACCCCATCTGATCGTCAGGTTTGTGGCATCGAACACCAGCGAGTATCCGAAGTTGTCGGCGGTCGAGTTCGAGACTGGGGCGCTGTTGACCGACAGAAAATCTCCCACCGAATATCCAAGTTCAGCGGAGAGGCATTTTATATAGACCTGAAGAAGTCGCGGTGCTGCACCGAGTCCGTGGGCAATCGTCAATGCGCCGCCTGCGGTAATCACTTGTTCGGCGCTAAGGAACGATGCCGAGAAGCCCGGGCCAGCCGCAAAAGCGGCCGCGACGGCGACCTGCATACTGCAAGTTGCAAACGCGCCAGATGAGTCCACCACGTAGCAGAATTCGTTGACCGAGCCGAGCGTGGTTGAGATCGTAAGCCCTACGCCGGTTCCCATGCGCCAGAACGAGTTGTAGGCAAGCGTCTTGGCCGCGCTCGCGTGTTGCGTGAATTCGATTACGCCGGACTGCCCGGGCACCACGTTCGACGGCGCTGCGAGCGTCGTGTTCTCCGTCAGCGTGTGCGTGAAGTTGTTGGAGAGCGAAAGATCGACGGCGATGGAAGCGCCGCTACTCGTCAGCGCAACGTAGGCTCCGCGCTGCGCTTTAGTCCACGTATTATTTTTCCCGGTGATGTCAGCGCCGCCGATGAGATGGAAGATCGGAGACTGATACCGAACCGCCATCGGCACGTCCCGGACCAGTTGGCCGGAGGTAACGTTCGTTCCGTTGGAGAAGATCGTCGCCGCGCCTACGCCGTCAGGATTTAGCGTCACCGGGCCGGTATTCGTTTGCGACGGCACAAAGGTGAAAATCTGGCCGTCAGCCAAAGCGCCGATGGTGAGCGCGGCGCAGCGCGCGGTAATCGTATTGGTGCCGAGCGTCGAGGTCAGCGTCAGGTATGCCGAATTCTGCAACTGCACTTTCGTCGGGTCTTGGGCAGACCACTCGGGAGCCGTTGCGCCGGAATTCACGCGCATCAGTTGCAGGGCAGATCCGATGGGAAGCCGGGCCACCGTGCTCGACATGGTGCCGTAGAGCATGTCGCCAGCGGCCTGAATGACGGTGTTCTGCGAGTCAGCCACCCACTCGGGAGCGGTGGCCCCTGCGTTCACGGCGAGGCGTCGATACGCTGCCCCGATTGCCAGCCTACCCGCGGTATCCGCAGCGGTGCCGATAATCAGGTCGCCCGCCGCGTCGAACAACGTCTTGGAGATTCCATCGGACGCGCCGATGACGTGGAAGTTCGGGCTTTGATAGCGCACGGCTACCGGCACATCCCTCACGATTTGGCTCGTCGTGACGTTCGTGCCTGACATGAATACCGTGGTCGCGCCAAGACCATCCGGGTTCAACGTAACCGGCCCCGTGTTGGTCTGCGAGGGCACGAAGGTAAACACCTGCCCGTTGGCGAGCGCACCGACCGCAAGCGTTGCACAGCGCGCGGTGATCGTGTTCGTCCCGAGAGTGGAGGTCAGCGTGTTGAACACCCAGTCCTGCACCTGCGTTGCAATCGGGAAGTTGGCGGGCAAGCCAGCCGCAACTCCGGACTGCCGAGCGGTGAAACTGTTGGCGCTCGCAAGCTGCGGGGTGAGGGACAACTGCGCTGCGTTGGCGTTGACCTGTGCGACGATATGGTTAAAGTTCGCCGTGACTTCGGAAGCGTCGGCGGTCGTGCCGTTCGTGATCGCATCCGGCAAAGCCGAGATGATCGTGGCAGGGCGGAAGAAGTTAAGCGGGTTCGTCATGATGGATCACGATTAGAATATCCGCAGTCTTGGTACCGGGCGAAGAACGTGCCGATGGCAAGCGCGGTTGTCGATGAAGCCGTGATCTTGAGCGCCATTTTCTTGAACACCAGCGGCTTCGACCACGGCACGTTGTAGACGCCGGGCCGGTTGGTCGAGCGCGACCAGAGCGTGCCGTCGCCCCACACGAAAGACCCCCAAATACCGCCGCCGCCGCCCACCGATATGCTCGTGGTGTCCAGCGCGGTTTCCTCTTCGTCCTGCGCCTCGATCTGGTACGAAGTCGTCTGCCCGGCCGCGGCGAGTTCCTGAGTGGATTCCACGACCTGCTTTTCGGTCATGCGCCCCGTTTTCGGAAGCGTCGAGGATTGCAGGATCGCGGAAGTGGCCGTGCCGTTGTCCGTGTAGGCGCTTCCCGAGTCCGGGATCACCTGCGACTTGAAAAGTTTGGCGGTGGCATCGTTCGAGCACAGGACGAAATAGTTGCTGTACTGCGAGGCGCAGTCGTAGGAAAAGCTGTGCGGCCCCGTCCAGCGGCGCCGGCGCTCGTCAAACCAGTAGTCGTTCTTCGCCTGCGTGCCCCGGATGATCGTCTCGATGCAAACGCGGTACACCCCGTTCGAGAAGCCGCCGGCAACGCGCGACGGCGTGACGGCGTTCTGAAAGGGGGCCACGATGTCTGGATCTGTGACCTGCCCGGAGTTCGTGACCGGCATGACGTTGCCGACCTGGGTGATGATGTAGGGGCCGGCGATCGAGCCGAAGTAGAGGCCGAGCGGGGATAGCGCGAGTGAGCGCGGCATCGAGCTTCCGACCGTGAGTGACAGGAAGTTGCTGGCGAGGTTACTCGTCACCGAGTCCCCGGTGACCTGCCATATCTGAAAATCCTTGAACACCATCAGCGCCTGAATCACGCCGCTGGAGCTGGTCTGCACCGGCAAGCCCTGCAACGCGGTTATCGTGTTGGTGTCGCCAATGGTAAGCGCCTGCGTCGAGTTGGTGACCGTCAGCGGCACCAGCACGTCCGAATAGACCAGCGACTGCCCGCAGGCGTACCACGCCCGGTTAGCGAAGTTTGCGACCGCCGTAGGGGTGGAAGGCAGCGCGTTGGTCGCGGTGTCGCCAGCCGCCCACACGGGTGAGCCTACCGTGGAAATGTCGAAGTAGCCGAACTTGGTGGCACCGCCCGGGAAGCCCGGATGCGTCACGATGATCCTGGTGCCGATGACCGCCATCGTCGGCGGCGTCCACGCGCCGGTCGTCGCCTGAGTAGTAGGCGAGTTGGCGTTCGTGATGCCGGATATAGCGTCGAACGTGCCGGCGTCGTTGTCGTAGGAAAACGGCTGATCCTTGCCGACATTCAGCGCACTCGAAATCATGCCGTAGGTGCGCGTGCCAACCGAAATCTGCACCGATACGGTTCCCGGCGTCGAGATGCCGGAGAAGGACGTGATCGTAGCCGCGCCGGGACGCGACACCATGATCTCGGGATTCGACTGATCGAATACGAGATTCGTCAGGGCAAGGCAGGCGCCGGGGAACTTGTCGGTGGCGTCGAGCGCGTCAACAAGCCCTTTCGGGGTGAATCTTATAGGATAACTTGGTTGACTTATAGGCATTATTTCAGCCTATAATAAACGAAGCCGGTAGCGCTAGAACGCTATCGGCTCCTAACCAATAACCAACCTGTAAGGAGGTTCGGCAATGGCTGCCAAGAAGTCTATCACGGAACGGTTCTTCGAGAAGATCGAGCGCATACCTGAAGCGGGATGTTGGATTTGGATGGGCGCGCTGTTGAGTGGCGGATACGGCGCGTTCAAAATGGTCAATCCGACAAGACAGGCGCGCGCTCATGTTTGCAGTTGGGAACTCCATAATGGTGCAGTCCCCAACGGCGTATGCGTTCTTCACCAATGCGATGTTCCAGCTTGCGTAAATCCGGCGCATCTGTTCCTCGGGACAAATCAGGATAACTCTGACGATAAATTTTCCAAGAATCGTCAACGCTTCCACAAAGGCAGAGAGCATCATTCCGCAAAACTCTCTGAAGAAAACGTGCGTGATCTCCGCAGGCTTTGGACAGAAGGATTGACCATCACTCAACTTGGAGAGCGGTTTCACATTACCCCTCAGCACGCTTGGAACATCGCAAACAAAAAGAGATGGGCGCATCTCTAGCCGGTTACTTTAGTACTGCGTAGCCGTCCATGAATCCTGAATCTTTGTGGGTCCAAACGAACCTCTTTTACTACTTTTTGTTCATCTCCCTCCATCAGCAGATGTGTCCGTAGCATGTTTTCTGCGTCGGTATTGAACTGTGCGTAGCGCGCATCGTCGGTCAGCTTCATCAAACGTGCTGCCGTGGCATGAATCAAATAATCTTGATCGGGCATCCACGGGATGCTGCTCGATGAGGAAGGCGACGAGATGTCGGCTCTACGGATCATGTAGCGGTGCGTAAGCGTCAACGCCGCGTTGGTCTGCGGGTAAATGTAGAGCAACGCGATGCCGGTATCGGGCGTTGCCGCCTGCGGTTGCAGGTCGGTCTGATACTCGTACGGGTAGTTCGCTACGCCCGCGCTCTGAAAGTTGGCGTCGTACTCTTCCGTCGATACCGGGCGCAGGAAGTACTTTTGCCCGTCAATCGAGTAGAAAAGATCGTAGGTGCGAAGGTAGTCGGCGGGGAGATTGAACGGGCCGGTGGAGCCGGAGGTGACGCTGACAGATCCGGAATACCTGTTGATCTTCAAGTCCCGGTGCAGGACCAGATCATTTAGAACAAGGTTTAAGTCCTGGCCACCCTGCGTAGTGAAGCCCGGCGCTTTTGCAATCGCGCAAGCCTTGGTGACAATTTGGGCCGCGGTGAGCACACTACGCTGTCCCCGTCTTACGCTTGGCGTCAGCGATCGCCACTTCGCCCTTGCTGATGTCCTCGCTGACTTTCTTGAGGTTCACCTGCATGTTCTTCAGGGTGAGGCGCTCCTGACTGGAAATCTTGCCGGCCTGTTGCTTGCCGGCGAGTTCGTTCATGACTTCGGTCATCTGGCGCATCGCCGTGATGCGCTGCTCGCGCGCCGCTTCGAGTTCGGGTATCTCGCAGCGCAGGCGCTGGCGCTCGATGGCTTCCTGACACAGGTCGAGGCGCTCGTTGATGGACGCGACGGACTCGCCTTCGTAGAAGTAGCCGGCGACCGCGATCGAGCGGTTGTTCGGCAGCGCCGCCGACAGGTTGAAGTTACCGATGATCGGCTTGGCTCCGGTGTCCATCGGTTTCTTGTCGTCGCTCATTAGTGCGCCTTCCCGCTCAACACCCGGTTCTGCGGGCGTCGGAACACGTTTTCGTTGGAGCCGCGGATCGTCGCTTCGTGGCCCCAAGAACGGCCCACCATGTCCTTGACCGTGCGAAGCTCGTCAACGGTAAATTCGTAGGTCTCGCCGTGATACTTCGACTCGCCGTTGATCTTGATGTCCACGCCGCCGGAGGCCGGGAGGTCGATCTTGTAGTAAAAGGTCGGCATCTCGACTTCTTCGAACACCTGCTTCTTGGCGTCACGAACCCAAGGATTCTTGCAGCGCGAAACGGTCACTTTCCGTCCGGTCGGCACTTCGCTCATGGTGTTCTGCATGAACGGCACGCCTTGGCCTTCGGCGGCCAGCCGGGCGGCATCTTCGGCAGCGGTGAGCTTCTCGGATTGCTCTGCGACCTGCGCGGTGAGGCGGGCGACCTGCGCCTGCAGCGACTCAAGGTCGGCGGCAGGCGTGATCGCCTTCTTTCCAAACTCAGCCATCAGTGGCTCCTTACGCCGTTACGCTGTAGCCGGGCGTGAACGCACTGGACGATTCGATCCGCACGAGGAAGTTCTGGTTCTCGATGATCGAGCCGTAAAACACCTTCCAGCCCACCACCCGCGTCTGATTCAGCGGGTCGCTTTTATCGGCGTCTTTCAGGTAGTAGAACTGCTTGTTTTCCAGCAGCACCTGCCCGTAGGCGTTCTTGCCGATCACGATGGTCGGGAACACGTAGACGCCGGTGGCCGGCGCGGCGGGCGGGGTTTGGGCCGCTCCCGTGCCGGTGATGACGACCGTCGCTCCGCTGGCAAGCTGAGTGGCTTGGCCGGCGAAGGAACCCACGGACGGGCCGGAGGCGGTAAGCCCCAAGTTCGTCGGGCTCGTGGTCGTGCCGATGTAGACGTTGAACAGGTAGTTCGCCAGCGTCGGCAGCACCACCGAGATCGAGCCGGTCGGGCCGGTGACGTTGACCGCTGCGGACACCTGATAGATGCGGCGCTCGACCGAGGTCTGCGTCGGCATCCCGGTGATCTGGATGTAGTAGGTGCCGGTGGCAAGCGAGCCTGCGGCGGCAGAGGCCGTGTTGGTCGCCGGGTCGGCCACGCCGATCCAGTATGGAACCATGTTGGACTTGCAGAAGCGCACGCCGCCCCACTCGCCCAACTCGCTGTTGTAGAGGCGGTCAACGTCGTTATGCGTCCACGCCGTTACGACCGTCGCGTTTTCCCGCATGTCCTGCGTCGGGAACGGGTGAATGAGAGCCACGTAGTGCGGCATCGCGCCGGGGGACTTCGACTTGCGGTAGGCACCGGCGTCCTTCATGGTGTCCTCGCGCTCGTCGCCGTTGAAGGCGGGCGCACCGTAGTCCTCCAGCGAGCCGACCAGGCGGTTGATTTCGTGCGGCGAGAGCACGTCGGTTGCCACCAGTGCGGCGCGGTTGGCGCGTCCGTTCGCGTAGTTGATCTGCGTGGCGGCCACCAGCGTGTTGAACGTGTTGCGTTCGAGGGTTTCCGGCAACTGCATGGCGACGAGGTTGGTCGCCTGCTTGAACAGCGGGTGCTTGATGGTCAGGTTTGCAACGTCCGTGATGACCACGCGGTCGCCCCATTGCTGCGCGGTTGCGGAAATCTGTGCCACCGACATGGCTTCGCCGGGAGGCGCTACACCTTCCTGCAGGGCGGCGTACGGCAGCGGCAGACGCTCGTAGCGGCTCGCCGTGTAGGTCGTGCCGCGGTGCGCGTCCAGAGTGAGCGGGTCGCCAAACTGGTAGGCGATCAACTGGCGCTGCGCGAGCGGCAGCACCTTGTCGGCAATGAAGTTCTCGATGTCAGCCGAGAAGGTTGCCGCTTGGTTCGTCAGGCCGAGCGTGGTGAAGCCAGCGACGAATGCTGCAACGGTGAGGAATCTATTTTTCAGTGGGATCATGATTTTGCTCCGTTATATTTGCACGCCTTCGAGGCGTTTTTCGCGCTTCTGGCTTTCGGTCATACGCCCTCTTGCAGCAACGTCCGACCGCGCGCCGGGCGAACGCCCGCGGTCGATGGTACTCGTGTCGGCGGCTTTGGCGGCCTTCTTGGCGGATAGCTTGCCTTCCATGGCGTCGTTGCCGATCAGGTAGCGCAGCACGGCTTCCCGCGGCGCGTTCTGGCCGGCGGCGCGCATGCGGGTGACTTCGGCTTCGACCCGCTCGGCATACCGCTTGTGGATGGCCGGCTTCGTGACCGCCAACTGATTGAAGGCGGTGCGATCCGAAATGTCCTGCGCCTGAAAGAGCGCCATACCGCTTTTCCGATTGTTCTCGCGCAGCGTCCGGTTCGATTGGATCTGCCAACGTTCGAGTTCGGTGGTTTTCGGGTCGTGTAGCCGCGCTTCTTCCTGCTCGTGCGTACGCTGTTCGTCGGTCGGAGCCGGGGTGCCGGTATTCCGCGCGGCGAGTTGGCGGCGTAGCTCGGCGGCTTCGTCTTGGGCGGCTTTGATCGCCTTGGCGGATTCGGTGTCTGCGGCTGCGTCGTCTGCGGGCGGGTCGTCGTCGGCAGCCTCGAGGCTCAGGTCGTCGTCGGCAGGCGGGTCGTCTGCCGGCGGGTCGTCGGCAGGCGGGTCATCCGGCGGCAAATCGTCGCCGGGCGGAAGATCGCCGTCAGCAACGCCGAGACGGAGGAATCCAAACAGCCACGCAAGCAATGTGGTCACAGGCTAAGGCTCCCAATGTTAGTAATGGTGACGGCAGCGGAACTCATGGTGCGCATGATGAACGAGCGTTTGGTGTCGGTGGCGATGGTCAGCGTGCCGACGAGGGTGACGCCGGTGCCCGCCGTGAGAGTTCCGGTCTGCCCGGCGTTGTTGTTCACGATGTCGATCTGTTTCGAGAATGTGCCGTCCAGCGGCACGGTGTCGCCAAGCTCGGCAACGATGCCGCTCGCCGTGGGCGTGGTGATCGTGAAGCCGCCGCTCGCCCCGGTGTTCACCTGTACAGCGCCGCCAACCAACTGGGCCGCCGTCAGGGTGATCGCGGTGCCAGCGGATGCAACCGAACTCGGGGTGATCGCGTACTTGTTCATGTTCTGCATGAGACCAAACAGCCCATTCGCCCCCGTCTTGTCGGGCGTGATGCCGAGCGGGATCGGGAACACGATGGCCGGGCGCAGGAAAGATTTGAAGTTCATGGTTTTCTCCGTCAGGCCGCAGCCAATTCGGCAGGCAATTCTGGAATGTTGCAGTGCGTGAAATTGAACTGGCCGATGTGGCCGATTTCGCGCGACAGGCCGTGGTCAACGTAAACGTCGTGGCCTGCGGCTTCGACCTTGCCGACAAAATACCAGTCCTCACCGATGAACTGATCGTTCTTCCGGGAGTAGCAGATTTCGAACCATGGCTTCGGCACGTTCTTCAGGATCGACAGGTCGATCATCATGATGCCACAACCGATGCGCCAGACCTTCTCCAAGCCTGTTTTCGGCGCTTCCGAGGTGATCGGCACGCCAAAGCAGGTCGCGCCCCGCCCCCGCGCTGTCGGAAACGAGGGATTGGTCTTGACCGCGATGTTGCAGGCGACTACCGGCTTCTTCCACGCCATCAGGCGGTGCGCGGTATCGCAGGGGAAAGCCTGGTCGGAGTCGAGCATCAGGGCGTGCGTGCACTCCTGAAGCAGCGCGTCCTCAAGCAACTCCTGCCGGGAACGCGGCAGCATCGAGGTCCGCTTGTCGAGCACGATTACCTGCCGGTCCTGATCGTTCTCAAAGAGCTTGGTGGACATGTAGACGCACATCTGGGCAAGCGACATGCCGAAGTCTGCGTGCCACATGCCGTTTGACGGCAGGCAGATCGCAAACTTTACGGCAGGCTTGTCGTCTTGGACGCGGGTGAGCATTACGATACCGAGATCCCGCCGGGGCTTTGGCCGCCGAATTGGAAGCAACTGGTGAGAGAAACCGCCGCGCTGCCGGTGACCCGACCGAGGTACAGCTTGACGCACTGCATCGAAATGGTGCTGGTGCCTATCAAGGTGACGCCGGTGCCGCCAGCCGGGGTCGCGGTGCCCAAGCCCATGTTCGCCACCCAAAGCGGGAATGTCTGGTTTACCTTGGCCCCAGGTATCGAATTAACGATGTTGGTTGCCGTGTCCGTCAGGTCAGCGGATGACTGCGCACCGTAGCGCCTGATTATGCCGCCCACCATCGCTGCCGCAGACCAGGTATTTGTCACGCCCGACAGGGGCACCTGATCCATATTACCGAAGGCGGGGGCCGCGTTATTGATCAAATCCGTGACAGCCCCGACAAGCCCGCTTTGAGTGGGCATTGCCCCGAGGATTTCAATGCTGCCGGGGGGCGTGGTGGTCTTGACCGGGGTGATGGCAAGGCGCAGGAACGAGAGCACAAGCGCCACGAAAAAGCGGATCAGATAGGACAGTGAAAACATGGTGCTCTCCTGTGCGAAAATTTACGAAAAGAGTGGTCGCTCACTTCATTTTGTGGCCAAAAAAATTGAATGTCAAGTTATCAGTCAAATCCATCGCCCGGTGTTACCGTCAGTTCGGCTTTCCCGGAGGCCACCACCGCGCAGAAAAAAAGCAGCGGCGAGAGGGTAAAAATCTTCACCGTCCCGTTGGGGATTGGGAGCGATGGCTGCGGCGCACCCACCGCAGGAATGGCCGCGTTCGCGAGTGCTGCACCCGATGTCATGCCATAGCCGACCCAAGCGTCAACGGTTCCGGGGTTGTGGAAACGGTAGGTTACCTCGCCCGCCACCGGGCCTCCCGAGCGGGTCACGTAGCCCGTAGCGGGCGTTGAACCGAGCACCATGAAGGTGTCGCCTGCCGGCCTGAATGGCTTCATCCCGTCCATGATCAATCTCCTTTTTGTAACCGCGCGATGCGGCTACTCAATTCGGGGTGGAAAGTCCCGTCAGCATTTTCCATCCGGCAAAACAACTTCACGAGCCCGTCGCCGTATCCGCGCACAGCGGCGAACTGGTCGGCTTCGTACTCCTGATTGATGCAAAGCCGCAGCAACTTCTCGGGATTCACCAGAACGAGCCACGTCATCGTAAGCCGCTTTTCGAGATGGCGCAACAGGCAGTGCCCGGCCTCGTGCAACAGCACGGCCCCCTGCTCGCGCTCCGAGAGCTTGGCGAAGTTCGGGCCGATCACGATCTTCTTCCAGCGCCAGATGCCGCGCGAGTCCGAGATGTTCTTCAGGCCCGGGTCGTAGACCACTGGAATCCCGAGACACGGTGCGAGAGCGTGCTTCGTCATCCGCGACCCCCTACGGCGGCGTCAACCATGGCGTCGGCGTGCACGGCGCCGGCCGGCTGCTGCACCGGGCGTCCGGGCGCTGGCATCGCGCCGGGTCGCGGCGTGCCGGCCATTCCGGGCGCAGCGGCACCGCCTACCGATGGGCCGGGCGCACCGGGCACGCCGGGCGCACCCTGCTGCTGTCCCATCAGCATTTCCTGCTTTACCCGCAGCGCCATGACGTGCTTCGCCAAGTGCGCGCGCATCCGGCCGCCCGGGTCTTGGGTCATGCGCGCCGCCGACTGGTGGGACTGAATGTGCTGCACGTCGTCGTCGGCTTCGTGGGTGTCAACCGGGATGCCGTTATGCATGATCTCGTTTTCGACTTCCGGCGGGATCGTGAACTTGTTGCGGTCGTCAATCAGGATGCGCGGCGTCAATTCGGGGCCGAACACGTTTTCCACGAGCTTCTCGATGATGGGCGAGATATCGAGCTTGCGGCCATTCAACTGCTGCGGCGGGACTCCGCGCAACACGTTCATGGTGGCGATCTGCTGCTGCATACGCTGCATGCCCATCACTTCGCTCGTGCCCGCCCACTGGAAGAAGTAGCGTTGGCCGAACTGCTGCGGCTCGATTTCCATCATGGCAGCCTTGGCACCGACTTCGCCCTTCGTCAGCACGGTCAGCGCCTTGGTGCGGAACTGCCGGTCGTACTCAAACAGGCGCTCCACCAGCGGGTCGAGCATCTCGGTTTCGTAGCGTTCGGCGTGGTCCATGATGTTCGTCATCTGCTCTTGTTGCACCGCGCCAATCATGCCGTTATTCTTCCTGCCCGGCGGCATGCGGCCCATCATCATTTCGTTTACGTCCATCGACTCCCAAATCTGGCGCTTCATGTTGTCGCAAATGTTCGCCGCCTCTTTCCACAACTGCGGGAATTCGGCAAACTTGGTTTTCGTCGGGTCCACCGCCCACACGGCGGCAAGCCCATACACCATCGAGGCATAGTTCGGGTTCGACAGCGGATCGGTCATCACGATCGGCAGCATCGAGTACATGCCGGAATCCTGCCCCATGTTCCAGAAGTCCACGAGCTGCCACTGCATGAACTTGACCGGCTCGATCTTGGAGACGCCGCGGAAGCTGCCCTTGATGCGCTCGATGGGCGCCGACAGGATGGGTCGCTTGCCGCCCCACCACGGAGCCTTGATGATGCCGACGACTTCCTGATCGCCGGAGTAGTAAATAAGGCCGAGTTGCTTGACCGCCTTCTCGCCCTTCGCCTGGTCCTCGAAGTCCAGCATGGCCGCGACTTCGTAGATGGCGGCGTACTCGTCGGTGCCCTCCACCCGGATGCCGGCGTTCTCACAGCGTTGGTCAGCCGCCGGCTTCGCGCGCTCGCCAGCCCACTTGCCCTGCTGCTCAGTCCACGCCGAAATGTCCTTCTTGTCGGGCAGCATGAAAACGCCTTCGTCCACCATCTGCTTGACGCGCGCCTTCGACATTCTGAGGATGATGGAGGTAGCCGTCGCCTTGTCGATATCGTTGCAGGTCGGGGGGATAACCGCCAGATCCTCGGTTGCGAAATCCACGACCTCCGGGCCTTCCTCCAGAATGTCGGTTTCCTCGACTTCATCGACTTCCTCGGTCGGGTCGGTCAGGCCAACGTCCTCGCCCTCGACGGTTTCCATGATCGGGTTGCGCTTCACCAGCTCGGTCACGCGCCGGTAGCTGCTCGTCCAGTCGATGTAGAGATTCCACTGGCCCGTCACGTCGCCGGCCACCAGGTCGGAGCGCACGATGTCTTTGAGCTTCAGCTTGCGGATGTAGTGCTCGAGGAGCGCGAGTTGCGGGTATGGCGTCTCGGCGTCGGAGCCAACGGCCTCGACGTGCTTATGCTTTACCGGAAAAAGCTGTTTGAGCGCGCGCTTCGCTCTGGCATTTACAGCGTCTCGAACGACGGGCACGTAGCCCTGCGAGTTGCCAGCGTATTGCAGGTTCGAGTCGGGCTGGCCATTAAAAATGTTCCAGAACTCTTCGATCTGCCGTGCCGCCTCTGCCTGATTGTCGTAGGCCGATTGAATCAGCGGATACAGGCGCAGGGCTTCCTTATATGCAGCGGAGTCCTCTTTCTCGGCCCAGTTCTCGATATCGGCCTTCCCGGATTCTAGCGTGCCCGGGGCAGCGCGCGAGTCCACGGTGTCGGATTTCGGCTCTTTTGCTTTTTTCGCCATATTCAGTTACGCGCATCCGTTGGGATTTATATAGTTAACTCCCTACTTCGACGTGTCCGGCACCGCTGCCAGATTCAACCCGGTTACGTTCCCCTGCATCGCGACCACAACCGGAATGAGGCCCCTCACGTCGTCAAGGTGGAGCGCCTCTTGCAGATTCACCATTTGGTCGGTCGGCGAGATCACCGCGATCTTCCCGTTGCAGAAATCGTTCCCCGCCACCGAGTCGTACATGACGCCGACGTAGGCCGGCCCATAACCCGGGAACACCATCACTTTGTCGCCATTCTTTGCTTCTCTGCCGTTCTTGTAGTGCATTTGATTCTCCTTTGGGTTATCCATCACCCGGTGGAGTTAAATATGTAATTCCCCATCCGTTCATCGGTAGATGTACCGCGCCGTGAAGTTGCCAGTATCCGTGTAATTCAAACTGCGCTCCAAGTATCGAGCCTGCCTCCGCAACCAAGCTGCGATGGACTTTCTTCCGCGCTTTGTCATTGCGCCGGGCTTCTTGATAGTTACGACCGCCGCTGATTTCACGTTTTTCTCCTTCATAAAGATGTTGTCACCTGTTCCTGTTTGGAAGAGCCGTCATGTACCGCTGCCCTTGAACATTCGTTCCATAATTCGCGCCAGCAGGCTGCGCGTTCGAAGCGCCGGCCTGTAAAGTCGCAAGTAAGCACTCAATCGCCTCACCTGTCAAACGGGCGATGCCCGGCTCGGGTTCGGCCCCGGTGCGACCTCCCTGCTGAATAGGGTACTTGTATCCGCCGCAAAGCGCGCGCAGCGAGTTCGACGCCGCCCTGTCCACCGTCAGGCAGCGGCGGTTACGCACGGTGGTTCGCAGCAATTCGGCAAGGCTCCCGCGCGCCGCCGCCATATGCTCGCTGCGAAACGGCGTGAACTTCAACTCGCGCAGCGCCGGCACCAGCGCGATCCGGCTCCAGTTGTCGTGCAACTCGGCTGGCACATGGGTTTCGATCCGGGCGCGCGCATATTTCACGCGCATGTCCAGCGCAATGCCGCGCGCAGCGTCAAGCGTGGGGCCACCAGCGGCCCAGTCGGCGGCGACCGAGTAGTGACGACCACTACTGAGTATGGCGACGCAGACGACTTCGGATGGAGAAGCGTTCCAAGCGCAGTAGACGGTCTCGCCGTTACGCGGGGCAGCGGATTGCGCGACGTTCTCATCTCCGAAGTCCTCATAGACTGGCTGCCCGGCGAACATTCGCAGACTGTAGGCGAGCGCGTTGAGAATATCAAGCCTACCGCCGGGGAAATTGAGGATTTCGGCCACCAGTTGCGCGTGCGAGCCGCGACCACCGACCAAAACGATCTCGCCGGCTGAAAAAAACGGGTGCAGGCCCATGATGAAGCCCTGTTTGTTGCGATCCTGCGGAGCCTGCAACCCTTTCAGCGGGAAAGTCATGCCGCGCCGCAGCATTTCGTAGCGAATCGGCTGCAACAGGAACTCATCGAGCGAGTTTTTCTCGATTCCGACCTCGCAGTGGTGCTTGTCCACGGTGTCGAACACGTCAGCCCGGATCTGATCGGGTTTCCAGAAGTTTCCAGACGATTCGTGGACGATGATCTTGCTGCCGAACCGGGAGACGACCACTTTTCCGGTGCGATCCGACTTCGACAGGCTCGCCGTGCGGGCCGGATCGAAAATAGCCGCCTTCGGCAGCCAATCGCAGGGCGCTACGTCCACCGAGCGCAGCATTTCCTCGGTAAACGGCTTGGTGTCGGCGGAATCCACTTCCAGCATGCGCTCCTGCATGAATTCCCGCAGCATGCCGGCAGCGGCGTACGTGTCTCGCTCCTTGCGTATCCACTCCATCGGGAAGCGATCAGGCCACGCCGACTCGGTGCGCGGATCGTCAATGTCGCCGTTGGCGATTGGAAACGAGCGCGTGATGAAGTCTGGCGTTGCCCGCAGCCGCGTCACCATGCAATCGGCGGCGAGCGGGGTCTGCGTGATGCGAATCTTGCGGTTGGCGCTATCCATGGCCGGCACCAACTCGCGCCAGATTTTCTTCATGGTCAGGTCGACGGCTTCGGTCGAGCGCACGCGCTCCAGATTTTCAACGTCGTCCAGGTAGGCGCGGTCAGGGCGCCGGTCGCGGTGCTTGTAGCCGCGCAGCTCCTGCTCCCAGCCCACGGCTTCGATCATCGCGCCGCTGGCGAACCAGATTTTGTTCTCGATCGGCTTTTTTTCGAGGATGTTGCCGAAGAGCGCCTTCAGCTTGATGTTGTGGCGGCTCTCGAAGGCGATCGACTCAAGCCGCTGGCACGCCTTGGCGTAGGTTTCGCCAACGAGAAGCGTGTAGTGGAAGTTGCCAAACGCGCCTTCGAGACACAGGAATTCTTCGCTGAGCGTTGATTTGGCGGCGTCGCGGAAGGCTTCGATCAGTACAAGCTCGTCTTGGCAGCGCCACAGGTCGATGATTTCGAGATGCATCGGCGGCGAGACGTGCGTGTGCCGATGCGAGAATACGATTGAGCAGCCGAGCGCCCGATCTTCTGAAATTGCCTGTAGTAGAGCCTTGTCGCTCACTTCACGTAGCTTCTTCGGAAAAGCAGCCACAGCCGCCAATTTCGTACATGTCGATCTGCGCACCAGTTTTGATGCGCTCACGTAGCATGGTCAGCGTCAGCACTTTTTTCTTTCCGTCTCCAGCGCGATCCGACAACATGGACACGTCTCCAAGCATTGCGCGCAATTCGTTTTCCTCGCGTTCGCTTTGCGCATACGAGTCTGGCCGTACCGCGAGCATGCGCGCCCAATGCCCTTGACCAGCTTTGCAACACCGCCCACCGCAGTTGTTGTGAGCGAATCCCTGCTCGTACATCAAGGGAGGTTTCAGCCCGTCAGCTTTCATCGCGGACAGAATATCTGCCTTGGTCAAATACGGGCTCTCACACAACGGGGCTTCGCACCGCCATCCAAGCTCAGCCATTCTATTTTTAAATCCTTTGCCGTGTGCACCTTCAAAACGATGTGATTCAGTCCAGTCGATGCCGATGTAGATGCAGGTATCAGCAGGATCGCAATGCTTTTTTTTCCACGCATCGGCCATCTTCATTTTCAGTTCACCGCTGCATTTCGCAACCTTGCTATTGCCTAAGAATCTCGTATCACGGTATACCTCGAATGGCGTGCGGCCTTCCGCGATGATGACAAGCGGAGCGCCGACGTTTGCCGCCGCCTCATGTAGGAAGCGGTATAGGTCCGCATCTTCTATGAGCGTGTCGCAGAACAGCAACGTCATGTCCTGCGTGCCGTATCGCGCCGCGACGCGCTTTGCGGCCATCCAGGAGCCGCCACCGCCAGAGAATTGGACAATGTGTTTCACTTTTACTTATCCGCCATTCACGAAAATCGTCTGCGTGCCGGTAAAGTCGAAGGCAAACGGAATCTCCAGAAAGTTGGCGAGTGCGGCCCTCACGCGCGCCTGATCGTCGGGTTCGACCATCAGCATCATGAAGCCGCCACCGCCTGCACCCAGGAGTTTACCGCCAAGAGCGCCGGCGTGCCGGGCCGCCCAGTACATTTCGTCAATGCGTTCCGTCGTGACCGCCGGACTCATGCGGCGCTTGATCTGCCACGACAGGTCGAGCATCTGGCCCAGTGGCTTCAGGCTCGCCCCGGATGTCAGGATATCGTGCGCCTCTCGCGCCATGCCGGCCAGCTTGTGAAGCTCCGGGTCTTTGACGCCGCTCGCAATCGCCGCCACCGTTGCCGCCGAGATTTGCGACGAGAAGCGCGTCTGGCCGGTGTAGAAGAGCATGATGTGGTTCTGAAATTCCTCCAGCCGCGCCTTTGGCAGCACCACCGGCTCGACGTACCACGAGCCGTCCGTGCCGATCGTAATCATGTTCAGCCCGCCGTGCGCGCACTCGATCTGATCCTGAATGCCGACCGCTTCCTTCAATATCACCTGCTCGACTTCGATGGCTTCCACGGCGAGCGCGCGGCGCGAGCGCGATTCCGACTCAAGACCGTGGAGCGCGTGCAGCAGGCCCACCGTGAAGGCGGACGACGATCCAAGCCCGGAGCGCGCCGGCAGGTCGCCGTCATGATGAATCTCGACGCCGTAATTGATGCCGGCATACTTGAGGCAGGCGCGAATCGCAGGGTGCTCGATTTCTTCCGCGCTGTTGACCGTCTCAAGTTTCGACCAGACGATGCGGTGCTTGTAGTCGAAGAACGGGGGCAGGCGGCGCGCAGACAGGTAGCAGTATTTGTTGAGCGATGAAGTGAGGATGCATCCGCCGTTTCGTTCGTACCACTCTCGGTTATCCGAGCCGCCGCCGAAGAACGACATGCGGTAGGGGGTGCGGGTGATTATCAAGGGAAGGCGAAGGGGGCTATCGGCCCCCATTCCCTACGAGTTGGTGCTGCTGGAATGGGTCGGACGGCAGTTCCATTTATGGATTCACAACTGCCGCCCGGAGCCCCGGGTATTGCTTTTGGTAGCGCTGGCAGGATTTTAACCTGCGACCTCCGGGTTATGAGCCCAGCGAGCTGACGGGCTGCTCCACAGCGCGAATCTGAAGTCTGCCAGCCTGATTTATAAATGTCAACATTCATCGCGGATCGCGGTCGTATTCAAGGTGATACACCTGATACGGTCGGCCTTTCACCAGCTCGCTTGAACTTTGAATCTTGTGGCCGCCGACGCCGAACAACTCTCGGGCACCGACTCGCGCGCAGGCGGCGTGCTCGCGCGGCTCACCTTCCGTACGGTCGCCGCCGTTGCAAAAGAAATCCGGGCGCACGCGCTCAATCGCTTCGCACACGGTGCCGTCAAGATCGTTCACCGGAACAACGCTCGCCACCATGGACAACGCCGCGAGAATCTCGAAACGCTCGGCCCACGGCATAAATACATACGATTTTTTTTGCATCAGCCACTGGTCTGAATTCAGCGCGACTATCAGGGTGCCGTGCTTCGAGGCTTCCGTTAGATAGCGAACGTGGCCAACATGTACGGGATCAAAACCGCCGCTCACGAGGGCGATCATCGCGTCAAAAACGCCTGAGTTTTCACGCGCGCCCTCCAGTAGTCCAGAAGGTCAGACATGGTTTGCGCGTACGGTATTTCCGGCTTCCATCCGGTGTGCGCCGTGAATTTGGAAACGTCCGGCACCTGCAGGTCGGCATCCAGTGGCCGCAGTCGCTCTTTTTCTTCAACCCATCTCCACGGCAGCGGATCGCTTTTATCAGGCTGTATCGTTGAAAGATTGACAAGGTGTTTGAGTATTTTTTTTACCGTGCAGGTATGCGTGCCGCCGATATTGTAGACGGCACCGGGCACCGGGTCCACCGTGAGCAACATGTGATAGGCGCGCACCGCGTCACGAACGTCCGCAATCGTTCGCAGCGAATCGAGGTTGCCGTGCCGGATCACCGGAGGAATCTGCCCGGCTTCCGCCATGGCGATCTGCTTGGCGAACGAGGATTCGGCAAACACGTCGCCGCGGCGCGGGCCGGTATGCGTGAACATCCGCGTCACCATAATCCGCATCCCGTAAGCCTGCGCATAATGCTGCGCCATCAGGTCGGCCCCCGCCTTCGACACCGCATAGGGGGACGCCGGGTGAAACGGGCAGTCCTCGCGTATCGGGATCAGGTGGCGTGGCACGCGTCCGTACACCTCGCTGGACGAGCAGACGTGAATCAGGGCTTCGCGTACCAGCCGCCCCGGGTGCGTGCGTATCGCCTCCAGCAGTCGCACGGTTCCCTGCACGTTCGTCTCGAGCGTGTCGCACGGCGAATCAAATGACGTGCGCGGATACGACTGCGCGGCCAAGTGAAAGACGAAATCGGGCTGCGAATCGGCAACGCATTTGCGAACCGCCGCATCGTCCCGCAGGTCGGCGTAGTGAAACACCACACGACCGCCAGAATTGACGAGCGGCAGGAGCTCCTGCACGTTATCCAGCGGCGAGCGCCAGCGCAACATGCCGTGAATCTCCCAGTCGGTCGCAGCCAGCAGGTATTCCGCAAGATGGCTCCCAACCATTCCCGTAATGCCAGTTATCAGCGCGCGCATTCAGTCTCCACGCCGACATGAAAACACACCGATAGGTTAGCGCGCACTATTTTCAATCCTCGCCCGGCTCGCGCATCCGTGCCACCGGCCCGTGCAGCACGCCGACGCACCGGAAAAAGAGGCACGGCTCCAGATTCGGCGGCTCGTAGGGTAGCCGGTTATCCGAATACCACCGCTCTCGGTAATTGCGCGCCTGCGCGCCCGGCCGGCGAAACAAGCTCGAATCCGAGCAGTCCCAGCACTTCCAGCCGTGCTCGCGCTTTATCATGCCGGGCTTGCCGCAGGCGCACGCGGTTGGGGAAACTGGCGCCGGCGCGTCGGCAAAGACGAGCCCGCAGCCGTCGCACTCCTTTGCGCGCGGCGGGTTCTCCGTCTTGCACTTCGGGCAGCGGGTCATGTCGGCCTCCAGTAATGTGAAATATGCCTAGCCAGCGCAAACGGTATCTTGGCAATCGCGGCTGATGCGGCTTTGCGGGCTTTGCTCTTGCTGCCGCACATTGCATGACAGCCTGGTGTCCTATCGTTAAACCAGTCGCCGCCAAGTTTCAGCGCATCGCTTTCCGCCTGATTGACGCAGCCGACTGTTTTGACGCTCGCCGTCTGAAACGACTTGCCGCTGCCGTCGAAGCGGGAGCCGGGGACTTTTTGGTCATCACGGCGCATCGGCGCACCATCTGCCTGAGACAGCCAGCCACGTTTTTGGCTGTCGGCAATCGCAAACCACGAACCGGGCGGATGAGCCGTGCCATCAGGATTGGACTTCATTACCGCCTTCGTCATCGGCATCAGCGCAGGCACGTCGCCCCAAAGATGATACGAGCCATAATTCCAGCGCGACCGCCCGACCCACTTCTGCGCGCCGCGCACGTTCTCAACTACCATTGGAATAAAGTGGCCTGCGGCTTCGATGGCCTCGCGCTGAATGCGAAAGCAGGCGTCGAATAGCGCGGTCAGCTTCTTCACGTCTCGCACGCCGGCGCGGTATTCCGCGGCGATTGCTTTGGCGCGCGACCACGGCATAGCCATGTAACTGAATTCCTGACACGGCGGGCTGGCGACAATCAGCGCGGCATCGCGAAATTGCTTGCCGTGCAGCGTCAGGACGGATTGCAGGACGAGCTGCGCCGGATAGCCGCCTGTGCCGTAATCGTGGCGCTCGATGTCGAAGCCGACGACGTAGTAATTCTCGGAAAGCAAGCCATTTGTCCACCCGCCGAGTCCGCAGAACAAGTCAATGGCCAACGGCTTCATAACCCCGCCTTCCGAACCCCAGCCCAGTCCTCCCGCACCGCGTTCTGGAATGCCTGCTCCCAGTCGGCGTAACGCTTGCCGTTCGCCCGAGCATAACCGACGAAATGCAGCAGGTGCGCCTTCACCTGCCCGTTCGCGTGCCGCTCGAGCCACGCCTGCATCGGCTCCGACCAGCTCGAGCCGAAGTCCGCAGGCAGATCCGTGAGCATTGCACGCTTCCGAACGATCGTTCTCTGCACAGGTGAAAGCGCCCCGCTGCCTTTTGCCGCCTTCCACAACACAGCCCTCGCCCACGTCGACACAGAAACGCCCAACTCATCGGCCGCCTTGTCGAACGCAAGTTTTTGTTCCTCGCCCAGCCGCAAATGCAATGTCGCCGTTTTCATCTTTGCCTATTGATGATTGAACGTAGCACAAATGTAGCACGATGTTCTACGCAGTGCAAGGCGAAAATAGGTGGGTATGGTCGATATTTGGAACGGCGGCTCGCCCTCTCCACCACCCCAGTCCCCCGTCACCCCAAGTTGTCCCAGAGTACGCTCAGGACTCACAACCCCAGACACATCCAAGCCCCTGGTATTAATAGCCAAACGCACACACCGAAAGGCGCGCAAAGGACAGCGCACAACGACTGACAACGGAGCGGAAAGGCGGACAGAGCGAAGGGAAGATGGGGAGAGGGTGACACGTAATCGCCTGTTCGTTGATAGAATAGAGCATCTCTCAACACGTGAGATATTGGCACAGCGCCATAGAAGGTTGTCTGTTGCAAGTATGTCAGGCCGTGCGCCTTCGGCGCTGTCTATAGGAGGGTGATTGCCGAAACCGGCGGGACTGCCGCGGCGCCGGCGGGCGGGTCGTGCTGTTGCTCTCCGGCTGCTCGCTTTGCTCGAAGGGCGCAGTCAGACCGCACGGCTCTCCCCCCTCCCCCTCTCAAAACATGGCGCACGCTGTTGTTGTGACCGCCGGGTGATCTGCCTTGTGAGGCTCGAGGCCTGCGACTACTGCGAGGCGCGCGCCGTGTTCCATGTCACCGCTGTCCGCCGGGCTTGCGTGCGAGTGCATGAATGCGCGCGTCAGGGCGTGCTCACCTTGACGGCGGAATGGGATGACGGCTTGCGGATTATTCGCAACTGGACACCCTCGCACGGTGAAGGCGCGGCGACAGGTGCGAGCTGCCGCCGGCCTGTATTGCTTATGCATGGAAGCCATGCAGTGCCGTGATTATCGCGCCAGCATTCCGAGCTTGTCAAGTGTCGAGAATTTGTACACGAGATTTCGTCGTACGTCGGGATTTCGGCACCCCTGGGCCTGGTGTCGATCGGTTAGCGTGCGCTTGCACTCGCGCATAATCAATGCTGCAGAGGTCAGATATATTCCAGGTTTACAGCTGTATGGCATGCTGTTTGCTCTATATATGGTAACCCCGCGCTGTGCGGATAACCTGAAGGGACACAAAAATGAACTTGGTCACGAAACTGAAAATAATCGCGCTTGAGTTCGCCGCTTGCCTGCTGTCTGTCTACATGGTTTTGTGCGGCACGGTCATCGGCTTTGAAGTGATCGGCTTGCGTGACTGGCAAATGTTCCTGTTCGGTATTCTGGTGTGCGTGCCGCTTGGTCTTACGCCGTTCGTGGATCTCTACCAATACGCTCGCCGCTCGTTCTAACTCTCTCAACGCAACGAAAGGGCATTATGGGAAAGATGATGGTAGTCGGAAACAAGGTTGTGAACGTGCATAACTACGGCAAACCTTACGAAGAGCGCAACGATGTGTGCGAATGTGATGCGCCTGTTGCCGCCTTAAGTTTGCTAGACCGCGCTTACTACCTGAACGATGTAAAGCGCATGTATACCGCATCGGCGCGTCTATTCGCGCAGGTTGAATGTTTGCCAGGCTTCCGTTGGCTTAACGATTAACCCGCCGCGCGACGGTCTCGCGTAACTCAACTCTGCAAAAGTGAGGATACAAATGGAATCTAACCGAAGAGCAGCCGAAATAAAAGCCGAGCGTATGCAATATGCAATTGACCGCGCGCAAATGGTCGATCCTAACGCGTTGCTTGAAACCGACACGGACGGCTCGTTCACAATCACGTATCGCGGATACATTGATTTTTTCGAGTCCGATGGGCGGCTCCTGGCGCACCTAGAAGCGTAGTCCTGATACCGCAGTCCGCAGCGCATCGCGGATTGTGGTCTGAGGATTAACCGCGCGGCACGGATTGCCGTATCTGCGAAAATGGAGAATGACATCATGAAAACCGTATTGAGCATATCACCCGAAACCGCGCGCCAGATCAAGGCGCACTATGGCGAAGATGCGGCGCTGATTAGTGCCGCGATTGACTGCCTGAACAAAACACTGGGACAGCGCAAAGGCGCTCTTAACTCTCCGGCTGCCGTGCGCGAATACTTGCGCCTGTTGCTGTCGCCACTGGAACATGAGGTATTCTTTTGCCTATTTCTCGACGCTCAAAACCGGATGATAGAAGCGGAGGAAATATTCCGAGGCACGCTCACACAGACCAGCGTCTACCCGCGCGAAGTGGTCAAGCGTGCGCTGTTCCATAACTGCGGCGCCGTGATCTTCGCGCACAATCACCCGAGCGGAGTAGCGGAACCGCCACATGCTGACGAAACGCTAACGCAAGCACTCAAACAGGCGCTTGCCTTGGTCGACGTCCGGGTCTTGGATCATTTCATAGTCGCAGGTTCCGGCGTGCTGTCATTCGCCGAGCGTGGATTGCTGTAACCCCCGCAGCCGCTGCCCTTTCGGTGAGAGGGCAGCAACGGCGGATTTGCCGCTGATCTGAAAAGAGGAAATGATGAAAATATCCGAACTGAAAAACGCACCGCAGTGGCTGCTTGACGCGGACACGCTGAACGCTGACGTAGTTTTGAACGGCGATATTATTCAATGGTGCGACGGCGTGTGGTGGGACGGCGTGTGGCGCGGCGGCGAGTGGTGCGGCGGCGAGTGGCGCGGCGGCGTGTGGTGCGACGGCGTGTGGTGCGACGGCGTGTGGTGCGACGGCGTGTGGCGCGGCGGCGTGTGGCGCGGCGGCGAGTGGCGCGGCGGCGAGTGGTGCGACGGCGTGTGGTGCGGCGGCGAGTGGCGCGGCGGCGTGTGGCGCGGCGAAAAACTATCAACCCATCCGCTCTCACTCTTCGGGCTTCGATGGCCGGTGTGTATTTCCGAAACTCGCTTACAGATCGGTTGCGAATTACACACATTTGCAGATTGGGCATCATTCGATGACGCGCGCATCGTTGCGATGGATCGAGGCGCGTTGAAATTCTGGCGCGAGAACAAGAACGCGCTGCTGGCTTTGTGCGCGACCAAGGCGGCATGAAATACCAGATGAGGGACCATGCCAGGAAGCCATACCGCAACGGCTGGCTGGGCCGCTACGCTCTCACGCTGACGCTCAGGCTGCTGACCAATGCCCAGGTCGGGCTAGATCGCTGCGCGGGCGCGTGCGCCATTGTCCTGCAGCGCGCACGACAGGGAATCGTGCGGCTGCTGTGCCGGTGACTACGGCGCGACTTCCTCGAACACGAGCGCGAGCTGCATAACCTTGTCTTTTTTCTCGTCGAACTTGTCGCCGGCGCGCGCTTTGACGTACGTGCTGACCGTCGATGCGTTCAAGCCGGACACTTCGGCGGCGGTCTTTACCGCTTCCTTGAAATCGGTCGCGGCGCTTTCCGCATCGTTGTGCAGCTTGATGAGTTCGGGCATGCGCGTTACCAACGATTCGAGCTTGATTACCTGCTCTTGCCCTTGATCCTTGCGACCGCGTGCTTTGGTGCCCGTGTTAATTTCTTGCTGCTGGCCTGTGTCCATGAATCCTCCGGTTAAAACGGTTTTGAGTCGGGTTGCTGCTGTGCTGCTGGTGGTCCACAAAAGAGCGCCGGTGCGACCGGATTACCTTCCGCCGTCAAAGCGACCGCGAGGGCCGACCACTCATCTTTGCGGATGCCGTAGCAGGGTCCCGGCGCCGCCTTGGTGCCGATCGCCAGCGCGCGCCCCGGGCCGTAGCGGTCAAGCAGCGCCGCGCGGATGCTGGCATCGTTCGCCTTGCTGGTCTCGCAATGGAACAGCTTGACCTCCCGGCGGTACACGAGCGTGACGATGCCGCCGCGGTGCGCCCATGCCTGCTCGAAGCGCCCGATCCATCGCACGGTGTCAAAAACGTCTTTCCCGACCGGCATCCCGTAGGATGCGACCATCTCGAGCGCGAGGATATCGCTGGCCGGCAACCATGCACCGAGTCGACCCGTGAGCATGTCGAGCATGGTTTCGTTCGGCACGGTCGCGGTTTCTTCCGGGATGCCGCCGGCAAGCGCGCAGTACGCGGATTGCACGGTGCCGGGGTCGAGGCCCAGGATCATTTGCCGACGTGCTTTTTGTACAACTGCTGCGCGCGCTGGCGCGTGATCTTGAACTGCTGGCCGATGGCTGGCCAACTTGCGCCCGCATCGCGCAGTTTGATGATGCGCTGCGCCCGAGCTGCGGCACCCTCATGCAGCCGCTGGTTGTACGCTTCGTTGTTCGCCATGCCGCATTTTATGCCAGCCTGCAAATATATTGCAATAGGGGCTTGCGCTTTCGATAAAATAGGCGCAACATACTGGAAATCATAGGAGGCTTTATGCTAAAACTAGCACCCGAAGGCGCTGGCAGAATGGATCACCTGCACGGCGATGAGGACCAGGTAGACCCGGAGCGTTACCTCGAGCCCGCGCTGGAGGAAGTCGTGGAGATCATCATGAACTTCGGCCAATGGCCGCAGCCGCGCCGTGTGGGAACGTTCATCACGACCGGAAGCAACGCGCCAAAGCTGCTCGACCTGTACGACTGCCTTGCTGACAGGATAGATTACTCCGAACTGCTCGAATATTTCATCCTCTCGCTGAACGATCGCGGCATCATCGGCCCGTTTTCTGACTCGCGCGCCCGTTGGGAAAAGCGCGTAGAGAAAATGCTGGTTGACCACCTGACCGGCAGCGAACTGGTTGCGGATCACGCGGCTAAGCTGATGCGCGACGAGCGGGAGGAACGATAACCATGGACAACGTTCGCCTTATCAAGAGCTATGTCTGGCATGATGACGAGTGCTATTTCGTAAGCACGATTGACCGCGATTCCTCCGCTCCGCACGGAGGTCGTTTCTCAGAAACGATGGTGTGGCGTTTTGACTGGGATAAAAACGAGCGCGGCAAGCATATCCTGCACGAAGAAGGCGGACCAGAATCATTCATCGGACGCCACCTGAAACTCTGCCAGCGCATTTTCGATACCGGAACATTCGAGGAACCAGAATTGCCGTAACCGATTTACCCACCCACCACCAAGGAGAATACCGTGCCTGACTACAAATTGACCACCCGAGTAACGTCAGACGAAAAAGACACTGTGACCGTCGAGCGCATGGTGCGCGCGAAGAACGAAGCGCGTGCCATTGCGCACGTCGTGAAGGACACCGTTACCTGCGAGCGGTTGCAGATTGACGACGCGATCCGGCTAGGCACGCAGGGAGTCGAGATCGAGATTGCGAGCGACGCGGCATGAGCGAACCAGAAGAAACTCTCGGCAACATAGCCGAGCTTGTGAGCGGCGGATCACTCACTCTCAACGAGGCCATCCGTCGAGCTTTCGATTACGGCAAGACGTGCGGCGGGATTGAAGCCCTCGCCAAACAGATTGCCGAACTGGATAAGGTGCCATCATGAGCGCGCGCATGAGCATGGCCGAGTATCTGGCCGTCAAGGCGTTCAGCAGCGGCATGGCGGTGCGCATTCTGCAGCAGTCACCGCTGCACGCCTGGATCGACTCGCCGTGGAACCCGGCGCGCGAGGACGACAGCAGCAAGGCCACCGACATCGGAACCGTAGCGCACGACGTTTTGCTCGAAGGCGGGACCGGCATTATCGAGCGCATCGACCCGAACGACTACCCGGCGGAAAAGACTGGCGCTATCCCGACCGGCTGGACGAACAAGGCTATTCGCGCGGCGCGGGACGCTGCCCGGGCGGCTGGCAAGATACCGCTATTCCCTGACGACGTGGCGGCGGTAACGGCGATGGTCGATGCGGCGCACGAGTTCCTCGCCACCAGCGAACTGGCCGGCGTGTTCGAAACCGGGGCACCGGAGCAGACAATCGTGTGGCAGGATGGCGCCACGCTGTGCAAGGCGCGGCCCGACTGGCTAAACGCTGATGTATGCCTGCACCTCAAGACCACGGCGCGCAGCGTCAATCCTGGCGCGTTTGAGCGCATGGCCATCAACATGGGCTATGACGTGTCGCTGGCCTTCTACGCCCGGGGCATCGAGCGCGACCGGCACCTGATCCTCGCCATTGAGCAGGAGCCTCCCTACGCCTGCAAGCTGTTCGGGCTGTCCAACGCTCAAGCCGACATATCGGCGCGCAAGGTCGAGCGCGCGATCGCCACCTGGGCCGCTTGCATGAAGGCTGGCAAATTCCCGGCTTACGATGGCAGCGTGCATTGGATCGAGCCGACGCCGTGGGACATGGCGAAAGCCGAGCATGATATGGTCGAAGCCGAGCAATTCAGCGAAAAGGAGTTGAGCGATGGCATCCCCCTTTAAGCCGGCCGTGCGTGAGAACGTCGGGCTGTGGATCAATCTGATCGGCGGGACCGGCAGCGGCAAGACGTTCACCGGGATGCGCCTTGCGTCCGGGATCTGCGATGGCAAGCCGTTTGCCGTGATCGACACCGAGAACCGGCGCGCACTGCATTATGCCGACCAGTTCCGGTTTGACCATGCCGAGCTGCGCGCGCCCTTCCGGCCGGACGCCTACACCGACGCCGTGCTCGCTGCTGACGCTGCCGGCTATCCGGTTATCGTGGTGGACAGCGGGTCACACGTATGGGCCGGCGACGGCGGTATGCTCGATTGGCAAGAGGAAGAACTTGATCGCATGGCCGGCGACGACCACGCCAAGCGCGAGCGCGTCAAGATGAGTTCGTGGATACGCCCGAAGATGGCGCACAAGCAAATGGTCAACAAGTTGCTGCAGGTCAAGGCGCATCTGATCCTGTGCCTGCGCGCTGAAATGAAGATCGAGATGGTCAAGGAGGGCGGCAAAACCGTTATCCGCGCCAAGCAATCATTGACCGGGCTGGATGGCTGGGTACCGATAGCCGACAAGAACCTGCCATTCGAGGCGACATGCTCATTCCTGCTGATGGCCGATCACCCCGGCATCCCGCACCCGATCAAGTTGCAGGAGCAGCACAAGGCGCTATTCCCGCTCGAGCAGCCGATCACCGAAAAGTCAGGCCAGATGCTTGCCGCGTGGGCATCCGGCGCACCGAAAGCCGCACAGCAGAATCCCGATAGTGGCGTGAGCAATGGGGCGGGCAGTCCTCCCGCGCAGAGTCCTGCTGTCGCGGCTACCGTTACCGCAGACGAGGCGCTGCTAATCAAGGCGCGCGAGTTTGCCGAATGCGGGATCGAAAAGTATTCGGCCTACTGGCAGACCACGTTGACGGCAGCGCAACGCAAAGCAATCGGCGCAGCCAAGCACGAGGAATTCAAGAAGATCGCAGAGGCAGCATGACCACACGCGCAATCTTCCTGCTGATCGTGGCTGGCATCGCTGGCATGATTTGGGCGAACCTTGCTGCGTATGGCGTGATCGACAGCACGATTGATCGACTCGCATCGCAGCGCATGGCGGCATCGTTCGAGGCGAAGATTAAGAATGTGACGTTCGCGTGCTTCCCGGTGCGTAGAGCGGTGAAGGGAACGAAATGACCAAAATTTGTGATGGAGGAAGCGAAATGAAAAATAGGATGCCGCTTATTACGAAACTGTATACCGCCGCACAGCCACACCGAACGCAGCAGCTACGCAGGCTCCCGAAGCTATCGGGCGGGAAGCGGTTCCCGGCTCATCATCTGCGTATGCTGCTGCACCAGCCACGGAGAGCAAGCTGCCGCTGAACAATGAAGACTATGCAAGGATGCGCCGAGAAATCCGAAGCCGCTATCGACGCCGCACTCGCCGCAGGAGGGAGCAAGCATGAGTAACTGCGTAATGTGCGGGAACCCGTTGCCCGAGAACCAAGGAAGCACGACTTGCTCAATGTGCTACGGCGATGTAGATCACGGCAAGGACGGATACTACAAAGAGTGGATTGAGCAGCAGGTTGAACAGGGCAAAGACCAGGAGCAGGAAGGGTAGCCATGAACTTCGACCCCAGTCAGCACGGCGGGCGAACGCAGGAGGAATCGTAATGGTTTACTACACGCAGCATTACGTAATCGACTGGGATAAGGTAAAAACACTGGATGACGTAAAAATGCTTTTGAAGGGAATGTCTATCACGTTCGAGCCAGACTTCCACAAACTTTCCGAACTGGGCGATCTTGTTCGCCTGGAGGAAAAATCGGCGGCTGGATCACGCAAGCGGTGGCTAGGGCGATTTGGGGGATGATTTGAAAACGCTGTTTCTCAGCACGTCGAGCAATGAAACCGGCAAATATCTGGAAAGCCTCGCCTGCCTGAGTCTCGGGCCGTGCGCGATGTTGCGCTACGACACGCCGGACGAAACTGACGCCAGCGTGTACGCGAAAGCAAAAGAGTTCGCGCCTGATCTGATCGTCTACATCGGCGGCTGCTTCGGCAAGCAGCCGGCGGTCGCAACACTCGCGCGGATCAACGCGAAGATCGCGCCGATGGTGCATCTATGCTCTGACGCCGCGGATAGCCCGTGGTGGCCGCTGCTGCGCGAATACCACACGGCGGGCGCGTTTGCCGTGCAGGTGGCGATCGACGGTAACCCGGCGTGGCCGCTTGCCGACTCGCAGATGACGCTACTCACCCCGATCGACCCGGATCACTTCGGCGGCGCCTGCAAGCCGCATTCCAAGCGCGAGTATGTCTGCGGGTGGGCCGGGAACGCGGGCAGCGAAGGCGGGCGCAGGCGCGCGATCCTGACCGAGCTTATGCTGCGGAACCTGCTGCGCGTGCGGATGCGTGCCGGCGAGATGGACACCTACGACGCCATGTGCGCGTTCCTTGGCAACTGCCGGATGAGCTTGAACATCCCGTACAGCGGCACCGAGCAGGCGATGCAGGTGAAGGGGCGCGTGATCGAAACCGGGCTCGCGGCGGGCGTGCTGCTGGAAGTGAAGGGCTCGCCTACTGCCCAGTGGTTCACGCCTGGCGTAGACTATCTTGAGTACTCCAGCATGGACGAGCTGATCGAAGCCATCAAGGTGTACGAATTGCAGCTCCCGGAGTGGGGCGAGGAAATGGGCAAGCGGTTGCAGGCGCGTGTGCTTGACGAGCATCATCCGCGCGTGTTTTGGTCGAAGATTCTCAGGAGGATTGGACTGTGAGTTTTTTTGAATGGTCTGTTGTGATTGTTGTGTGGGTTTGGTGCTTGGGAGCGCCATTGCTTTGCGCGATATTATTCGGTAGCGGAAGAAAAAGGGGAGATGATGAAAATTGACTGTTTGCTGATTAACCCCGGCTCCCGCAGCGGCCAATATCAGGCGCTAGGCGACGAATTCTCTGCGGTCGAACCGCCCTCGCTCGCCGCGCTGTTCGCCACCTACCTGCGCCAGCACGGGATGAGCGTGGCGATTATCGACGCGCCGGCGATTGCCTATACGCCCGAGCAGGTTGCCGACATGGTATGCGAAACGTTCGACCCGGTGCTGATCGTGATGGTCGTCTACGGGTTCCAGCCATCGGCATCGACTCAGAACATGACGGCGGCCGGAGAGACATGCAGGGCGATAAAGGAGCGCCGCCCCGACTTCAAGATCATGATGACCGGCACTCACCCAGCCGCCCTACCGCGCCGCACGATGGAGGATGAGGCAATCGACTACGTGTGCGACAGCGAAGGCCCGCCGACGATCAGGCGCGTGGTGACCGCGCTCAAGGAGAACTGGGCGACGCTGCACCCGATTGCGAACCTGTGGTATCGGGAGAACGGCCACATTCTTCAGAACAAGGGCGGCGATCTGATCAAGGATCTGGACGCCGCGATGCCGGGCGGCGCGTGGGATCTGCTGCCGATGGATCAGTACCGCGCGCACAATTGGCACTGCTTCGAGCATATCGACCAGCGCCAGCCGTACGCGAGCATCCACACGTCGCTCGGTTGTCCCTACCGCTGCACGTTCTGCTGCATCAACGCACCGTTCGGCAAGTCGAGTTATCGCATGTGGTCGCCTGCCACGGTCGGGCGCGAGATCGAACTGCTGACCAGTCGCTACGGCGTGTCGAATCTCAAGTTCGTGGACGAGATGTTTATTCTGAATACTGCGCACGTCATGGGTGTCTGCGACGAGATCATCAGCCGCAAGCTCGGAGACTGGCTCAACATTTGGGCGTATGCGCGAGTGGATACGGTAAAAGACGAGTATCTGGACAAACTCCGTGCCGCTGGCTTTCGCTGGCTCGCGCTCGGCATCGAATCCGGCTCGAAGCATGTGCGCGACGGCTCCGACAAGGCGTTGAAGTCCGAGGATATCATCGGCACCGTGCGCCGCATTCAGGCCGCAGGCATCAACGTGATCGGCAACTACATCTTCGGCCTGCCGGATGACACAATCGAATCCATGCAGGAAACCTACGCGCTGGCCGTCGAGGCGAATTGCGAGTTCGCCAACTTCTATTCCGCGATGGCGTATCCCGGCTCGAAGCTCTACACGATGGCGGTCGAGAAGGGTCTGGCGCTGCCGGAGAAGTGGAGCGGATATTCGCAGCACTCGTACGACTGCACGCCGCTACCGACCGACACATTAAAAGGGGGGGAGGTACTAAATTTCCGGGACACCGCTTTTCAACTTTACTACCGCAACCCGGATTATTTGCGGATGATCGAGAGGAAGTTCGGGCGCGCGGTTGTCGAACACATAGACCGCATGGTGGACGTGCCGTTACGTCGAAAACTGTTTGAGCAATGATGCGCTGGCCGTTGATGAATCAGAATATCTCGCGCGACGATCTGCGCGACGTGGTGGACTTTATTTATCCGTTCCCGCTGGACGAAAACCCGTATGGCGATCCGCCGCAACTCACCAATGGCCCGCAAGTCGCCGCCTTCGAGCGCGAGTTCGCAGACTGGCTCGGCGTCAAGTATGCCGTCATGGTGAACAGCGGGGCGAGCGCGAACCTGATTACGATGCACGCGCTGCGGGAGTTGCACGGCGTAGGCGAAGTGATCGTGCCCTGCATCACTTGGTCATCCGACATCATGAGCGTGATCCATGCGGGGCTGACGCCGGTATTCGTGGACATTGATCCGCGAACGCTTGGGATGGATTGGGACGCCGTGCACCGGATGGCCCCCGCAACGATGGCGATATTCCCTACTCACTGCCTCGGGTTCAATGCTATGACGGGGCCGATGCCAGCTTACCAGCGCGACGGGAAGTTCGTTCAACCGTGGGTGATTGAGGACTGCTGCGAGGCCATCGGGGGAGTGGACGACCAACAAGGCCGCAAGCTCGGCACGCGCGGGTACGCCAGCAACTTCAGCTTCTACTACGGCCACCACATGACCACCATCGAGGGCGGCATGATCTGCACGGACGACGAGGCGATGTTCGAGACGTGCCGCTGCCTGCGCTCGCACGGCATGACGCGCGAGATTGCCAGCGATGCGACGCGAAAGAGCTACGAGAACCCGCTGACGTGGCCCGACTTCACTTTCGAGCATTGCGGATTCAACATGCGCTCGACCGAGATCAACGCGGTGATCGGGCGCTCGCAGTTGAAGCGGCTGGATGCGAACGTGGCCAAGCGCACGGAGAATCTCAAGCTCTTCCTGTCGCTGCTCGACCCGGCCAAGTACCGAGCCGACTACGCGGTAGAAGGAAGCTCCAACTTCGCGCTGCCGCTGGTGCTGCAGCCCGACGATAGCTGGCTGATGGATCGCGTGTTGTTCACACTCGACAAGTGCGGCGTAGAATACCGGCGCGGCACCGCGGGCGGCGGCAACCAGTTGCGGCAACCCTACCTGCGGCGCATCTTTGGTGACCACTACCGGGACTTCCCGCAGGCAGAGCATGTGCACAACTACGGCTTGTATGTTGGCAACTACCCGAGCCTCGACCAGCAGATGATCTCGGAAGTCTGTGGAAGGTTGAATGCGCTATGAACAAAGCCGACCTGATAGCGTTCGAGGAAGATATTGCCGCCGAGTTCAACGCGGGCAACATCCGCTCGCCTGTTCACCTGTCGCAGGGCAATGAGGACCAGTTGATCCAGATATTCAGGGACGTTGCGCCCCGCGACTGGGTGTGCTGCTCGTGGCGCAGTCATCTGCACTGTCTGCTCAAAGGCGTGCCACCGGACAAGCTCAAGCACGAGATCATGATGGGGCGATCCATCAGCCTGTGCTTTCCGTCTCACCGCATCATCTCGTCGGCCATCGTCGGCGGCATAATCCCGATTGCTGTCGGCATCGCAATGGGCATGAAGCGCGCGGGCGACCCGGCGAAGGTGCATGTGTTTCTTGGCGACATGACCGCTGCCACCGGCATCGCCTTCGAGTGCTCGAACTACGCGACGAATCACATGTTGAACCTTCGATTCGTGATCGAAGATAATGCGCTATCGGTGTGCACGCCGACCGCGAAGGCGTGGGGGCGACAGTTGCCTGCCATGCTCGACGGTGCGCTGGAAGTGGCGCGGTATGGATACACTTCCAAATACCCGCACGCCGGAGCGGGCAGGAGAATCCAATTTTGAACTACCGCGAAGAACTCTGCCGCGCCATGACGCTGCTTGGGCAAGACCCGCGCACGCTGTTCCTCGGGCAGGCGGTGGCGTATAAAGGCACCAGCATGACTGACACGCTCGCCGCTGTGCCGCCCGAGAAGCTGATCGAGTTGCCGGTCATGGAGGAAGCGCAGATGGGCATGAGCATCGGGCTTGCCGTGGCAGGATTCGTGCCGATCACGATCTATCCAAGAATGAACTTCCTGCTGCTCGCGGCGAACCAGATCGTGAACCATCTCGACAAGCTCGCCATCATGAGTAACGGCGGCTACCAGCCGAAGGTCATCATCCGCGTCGGCATCGCTACCGACCAGCCGTTGAACCCGCAGTCGCAGCACCTGGGCGACTTCACGCGCGCCTTCAGGGATATGTGCCAGACCATTCAGGTGATCCGGCTTGACCGCCCCGAGGACATCGTGCCAGCCTACGGGCACGCGCTTACCCGCACCGATGGCCGCAGCACCATGCTTGCCGAGAGAACGGCGCTGATGACGCTATGATCTTCAAGACTCCCGACATGGAGGGGGCGATCCTGTTGCTCGCCAAGCACTACAAGCGCGTGCTGGTGCGCGTGGTCTACAACAACTACCCGGCGCTGCGCCTGCGAATCAGGCGGCTTGCCGAGCTGCATCCCTACATCGCCACCCGTGGCTTCGCCAGCGACGGCCAGATCGAACTGTGGAACTCGCGCGGCGGCGTGCTGGTGAGTTACCGGCAGAGGTTCCCGCTACTCACGCAGGACGCCCACGTATTCTGCGAGTGCCCTCTGCAGCGCGACGACCTGCGGGATGCGAACGCCCTCGTGGTAGTCTACACGCCGCCGTCATGGCGCTGGCACTATGGCACCATCAAGTTCCTGCATCCGACCGCCGAGACGGCGAGGCTGTTGTATAACGAGATCGCGGCGGCCGGAATCTCGAAGGAATACGCGGCGATCTGCGAGGCGGTCGGCATGGATGCGCGCGGCATGTCAGCGATAGGTGACGCCGAGTTGTGCGCGCGGTTCGGTTTTGCCAACGTCTATCACTTGAACCGGGTGCGGCGAAAGGTTTTCTACCTCGCCAGCAAGCAACGCTTTGCCGTGTGGCCGATGATCCCGAGGATCGAGCCCGAGCACAAGGCGCTACTGCCGATGTACCGTGCCATTCAGAACCTACCGCAACTTCACGGCATGCGCTTGGCGGTCAACAGGGAGCTGCGTGCCGTGGGCGCGACGTGGAAGGTTCAAATCAAGGATCTGGCGCACTGCGGGAGCATCAAGCTCTTCGACCGCGTGGGGTTCTACAGGATGGGTGCCGTACACCCGGACTACGATTTGATTCAGGACGCGCACGAGGCGGCAACGGAACGGCTGGACGGCGTGATCGCCTATGTCGAGGCGGCGCCCGAGCTTACGGCTGCGGGTCTGGCGGCGTTACGTCGTGCTCGCCCGCCGGTGACAGTTCAATCGACAAACGCTCTCGAACCACTCTTAATCTAGGTGCAGCCTCGTGATAAAGGGCGTTCAGTGATCTCAAGGCTTCCCCAAGTTCTCCGCCTCCGGCGCCTCCTTCTGGCGAGCCGGCGATCCGAGATGCGGCGGCGAATTTTACTTGAACCATGGCGGAATTCTCCCCAATCGGCATGGATGCGATATCGTGTAGGGCATCTAGCCCAGCTACACGATAAAGACCCAGCCGATGCTCAATCGCTTCATTCAGAGCCTCCTTCGACAACCCCTTGCTCGATGTCGTGGTGGCGTCGAGTGTTGCTTGTAATGTCGGGGAGACCTGAATGGCACGATTCAGCCTGAGAGCGGTAATCCCGAGCATCTGTGAGGCTAAGAAGATGTCTCCGCGCGCCTCGATGAGCGCGTCCTTCATGCCGCCCTCCGTGACGTTCAGATAGGCGTGTCTTTCAACCGTTTTTCCCGAGCCGCTTCCGACGACTTGCCCATCATTTTCTTGTGCTCCGCTGGATGCATTGGTTTCATCGGCGGCTTGCCCTTTTCCGCTACCTTCGCTTGCTTCTGGAACTTCGGCATGTTGGCTTCCTTTCATTGTGGTGGTGGTGCTATTTCGCCCGCCCGTGCGGGGGCGCGCGGCTTGCTCTTGGAGTCCTCCCGCGCCGCTGTTGGAACCAGCGCAGCGGCCACGTCGGTCGGCAGCATGACGCGGATGCGCTCGACGTTCGCGGGCGTCAGCGGAGCATTCAGATACCGGGCCATGTTGGCATCCGCGATTGCGCCGGAGGTCATGAGTTCGGCAATGCGCTTCTCCATGCCCTTCTTGGTGACGATCCCGCCAATCTCCCGAGCGAAGTGCGAGCCGACAAACGGGTGGCCGACGCTCAGGCCAAAGAAGAAACCGCCTACCGTAACCGCCGCCCTTCCGGTTCTCCCGGCGCGATCCGCGCGGCGAATGGTCTCGATAAGCGAATCGACGTTCTTGATGTGCTGCGCGTCCATCAGGCCGGAACTTTTCACTTCTGGCAGCACTGACTTCCACTTATCTACCAAGTCGGTAGGCGACGGGATTTTCGTCATCTCGTTCGGCGTCGTTATCCACTCACCGAGAGAGTTGCGGAGGTTCTGAATCTGCGCCGGGTCGCGTTTCGTGAAGTTGACCAGGTTCTTAAGGTCGCGATCGCGCTCGCCGCCGGTGAATATCTTTTCCAGCTTGCGCCGCGCGTCAGTTCCTTTTGGCGCGGACGCGCTCTTAAAGTCCGTGGTGAGTTGCCCGAGTGTATTTTCCGAAAGCCCCCTCTTGACGTTCTTCACGGTCTGCCCGGCGCGATCGGTAAGCGCAGCGGCTGAAGTTTCTGCCGCCCCCATCCCGGCCTTCGCCGTCGCCTTCGCCGCCGCTATTCCTTCCTTCGATTGCGCCGCCGCGCTGGTCAGCGATCCTTTGGCATTGACCGCGGTCTGCTCGTGGGCTTTCATGAAATCGTACAGTCCGTATTCGCGCAGAGCCGACTCGTGCTTTGCGAGGAATGGCCCCCACTTCTCTGGAGACGTATCCTTGAGCTTGCCGGCAACGTAGGCCGACATAACGCGTTGAGCTTCCGGATCGGCGCCAGTCGCGGTCTTGAATTCTCGGGCCGCTGCCGCGCCTTCGTCGCCAGAGCGAAAGTACTTCCCTCCGATTGACTCGGGGTTCGCCATGAAATCACGTCCGTACTGGTCTTTCATTATTACCCCAGAAGTGCGCGCACCCGCGCCAGACGATTGAGAAAACGGGTCAAGCTTCGTGCGTTCTGCGCGCTCGACGTTTAAATAATCCCGGTATTTCTGTGGGGCATTACCCTCTATCGCGTTCTGGATTATCTTGATTTCTTTCGCCGCAAATTCTCCCTTGCCAACCTGCCGCAAGATGTCATTCAATCCTTTGCGGGCATCATCCGCGAGTTCAACCGTTGCGGTCTGTGCCCCCTTTGCCGGGATAAAGTTTCCGGTGACTTTGTCGAAAACAAGTTCGCCGCTTTTCCGCATCGCCGCTATTTGCGTTGGCGATAACTGAGACACATCAAGACCAGATTTTTTCACCGCCCCATTGAGAATGCCTTTCGCTTCCTTCAGGGCCGCTAAGATTTGTGGCCGGTTCGTTGCCAGCATCATCTTCTCCACCTGCGCAAGAGCCGGTGCCAAACCAACCCTTTCCTCAGTCGAGAACGCGGTAAGCCGAGCTTCCTCTGTTGCCTTCTTGATGGCATCCTCAATGGCGGTCATGCGACCTGAAATCACTCCGCGCACAGTCTGTCCAGTTTCGCCAGCCGTAGCGGTAGGCGTGCCCCTCGGTGCAGCGCGCGCTGCTTCAAAGGCAGATTCAGCGTCTTGAACGGTTTGCGCCCCCAGTCTTTCCGCCCCGGTTATCTGTTGCGCCCCTGATTCTTCGGCGCGGCGAATGATGCCTTCGGATGCGGTCGCGGCACGAGATGTCTTGCCAGCCACCTTGCCCTCGATCTTGTCGCGCACGGATTGCAGGGAAGCGAGTAGGCTCTGCGCCGAGTCGCCAGTCACCATAGGTGGCGGCGCAATCTCGCCTTTAATGGACCTGCGCATCGGAATGTTAACCGAAGGTTTCGCCGCACCCGCGAGCATCATCTGCTCAGGCGGTCCCATGCCAGAGATCAATCGCATCGGACTGTCTCTCCCAAGGCCGAACGGTAAATTGATCTCGCCCCGTAGCGCCTCCATGTTGCCGCGCCCCTTCGGCGTGCGCGGCTCGTAGTAAACCGCGCGCCCCACGTCCGCTGCGGTTTTCTCGGCCTCCCGCGCCGTGCCACCGAATAGCCTTCTGCCCACTCCGGCCACTGGCCCGACAAGCCCACCAAGGATTGCCGAGCCTACAGATCCGGCTGCTTCAAGCTGTCCGATGTAATCTGAGCCGGGGAAATCTCCAGCAGAGTCACTAAGCGGAGGCGGAAGCCCGCTTTTCAGGAACGCTTCTTTCGAGGAGGTATCCTGCTGGCCGGGCGGTGTGGCCGAAGCCCCGAACTGAGACTTGGCGTAGGAAAGCACCTGATCCTGCGTGGCCCCTTCCGGCGCGGTAATCTCGTACGATTTACCTTCCGGAGATGTGACTTGGAACTTCGGCATTATGGTATTGGCTTGATCGACCAGCCCCCACCGTTGTCGCCCGCTCTACGCCCAGTGACTGCCGTCGTCGGGATAGGTGCGCCGGTGCCGGCACCACCTTCGCCTGCTGGTTTACCTTTGATTACCGACAGCGACGGAAAATACGTCTCGAGATCGCGCATTTTCTCGTTCGCCCTCGTCTTGGCGACCCCCATTTTGGTCATCACGTCATCTGCCGTATCGGACGGCTGCATGACAGCGCCGTAGTTTCTCAGCGCCTCGCCTCCGGTTACGGCCTTCCCCGACATATCCAAGTAGTACTGATTTCGGAGGTTTGCCACTTCAGCGAGATACGTTTTCACGTCAGGGTCGAGGTTTGGACGCACCAAGAATTGCTGAATCGTCTTCGTTTCAATAACGTCTGAAAAGAAGTTCGCCACACGGGAGTCGTCTATCTTTTTGCGGGTGGCTGGGTTGTTAAGCATGGTCTCAACCCGGGCAACCGCCTTCAGAAGTTGATTGCTGTCCATGTAGTGCTGCCTATCTGTTTGCGTAGGCTTCCCGGCTTGCGCTTTGGCTCTCTCAGCCAGCTTCTCCCTCTCTAACTTCTGTCTTTCCTCGAACTCGCGCTGGCGTTGGGCCAATCTTTCATCCCCTTGCCTTTCCGCAGTTCCAGCGCGCGTCGCAGCGGTGGCGGCGCGCGTCTCGGCGGTGTCAGCGTTTCTCGTGGCAGCGGCGGCGGTTGTAACCTTGGCACCAGCCGCAGCCGTTCCAGCATCCGCCGTCTGTTGCTTGATCGGCAACAGAGCTTTCTTCATCACGAAATCCAGTTGCGTTTTCAGAAGCTGGTTCTCTTGGGCGGAAACCCTCAGTACGCTCTGGGCCTCCTTGTTCAGGATCGGGTATGCCAACGCTACCGAGCGCGCGAGGGGAGCGCCAGTCACTCCGCGAGACACCTGATCTTCTACAAATAGCTTGAGATAATCAACTGCCTGACTTGCTGGACTCGCGGGCGCAGCTGCTGCGGGGGCCGCAGCCGCTGGAGCCGCCGCTTCCGGGACTGGCGGCTTCGCTACCTCGTCGCCGGGCTGATTCAGGAATGCGCCACCGGGTTCCCGTTGGAAGGCGCCGAACGATGCCGGGGACTGCGCTTTGAACTGGGCCAGCATTTTCTCGCGGTCTCCCGGATCAAGACCCGCTCCGGGGATGTTGGCGATTTCATCCAAAATCTGGTTCGGGTCTCCCCTGAAGCCCTTTTGGCCCACGGCCTCGTACGGCGGCGTAGCCGGTTGTCCAAGTGGCGCAGGAATGACCGTGGGGGCGTCTGCCTGCGCGATTGCGGGGCGCTGCTTAACTGAGGCTACCCCTACCCCCGGCGGCACTCGCGGAGGCGCAACAAGGGCTGGCAAGCTCGCCCCCATGTTAGCCTGATCGGCCAACCCCATTTGCAGGGCGTCCTGCTTCATCCGCTGCTCGATGGCAGCACGCATCTGCGCCTGTTGCATCTGCGCGACCTGCTGCTGGTACATTCCCCGCAGGTTCGCGCTGTTTATCGCACCAGTGAACCCGCCTTCGTATCCGGCCATGTCACACCCCGTAGTCGAAGTTCATGGCGAAGCCCGGATTCTGGAACTGCGTCATGTCGAAGGCGGGCTGTGCAGCGGGCGCGGCAGTCGCTCCACCTCCCCACAGGTTCGACAGCCACGATCCCGCCTGATTCAGAAGCCCCGGATTGCCGCCTGCGGTAGTCCATTGCCCGGTCGCCGGGTTGTAGGTCATGCCAGCCGGAGTGCCTGTGAGCGCGGTCGTCAGGTTGTTGAGCCCGGTCTGGTTCTGCATGAAAGCCTGCGCGTTGTTGGCGACGCCTGCGTTGGCAGCGACGTTCCCGGCCCCCGAGAAAGCGCCAGCCCCTTGCACCTGCCGGTTAAGCTGCTGATTCGCCCAGTCGATGTTGAAGTCAGACATGGCCTTGTTCTCGATCCCCGCGCCGTAGGGCGACATGGAGATGCCGCGCGCCGCTTGAGCCGCGCGGGTCTGCTCCTGAAGCTGCTGCTGCGTGCGCCGGTACAGGTCGCCCTGCGGGTCGAGCGAGGTGTTGTAGGTGTTCTGACCGGCCTGCCAGAGCGCGTTCACCATGTTCGGGTCTACGGCTGGCGTGCTGTTGAACATCGTGTTCAGGCCAGATCCGGCCCCGATAATGTTCGGCAGTGCGCTTATGAGCGAGCCGATGCCGCCAGCGCCCGCCACCAAGCCCGGGAGTCCGCTGACAGGCAAGCCCGGGAGTCCGGTAGTCGGCAGTCCTACCGCTGGAGGCACGCTGCCGCCCGGGCCGGTCGACGGGTTCGTCGGGCCATTTTGCACCGGAGCCGGAGCCTGCGTGCCGGATGGTAGGCCGCCTGTCGGGACGTTGGTAAATGGGATCGATGCAGCGCCCGGGCTGCTATTCGCCAAATCCACAAACTGATTGAAGGGCAGGCCGGTAAACGGATTTATCGCCCCTGCCGCCAACGAGGTTCCTGCCAGCGCATCGCCGGCGGCAATCCCGCCAACGGTCGCCGCGGTGCCGGCAGAGCCAGCGGCCACCGTTCCGGCGTTTGCGCCGCCCAGGGCAGTGCCGTAGAGAGGGTCAGCGAAGCCGCCAACCGAAGATGCAGCGAATGGATTGGCCGACTGGAACCCGGCCATGCTTGTCCCGGAGGCTGCCGGCGCGCCGCCTGCCCCGACCGCCCCCGGCAGCATCCCGCTCAACGCCGCCCCGGTGAACGCGCCGCCCATCAGCAGCGGGGAAATCTCAGCGAGTTGGTTGTACCAAGGCTGCCCAGACGTGCCCTGCCCGATCTGCACGGCGAGGTCGTCGAGTATCCCTACCTCGCCGTGCGGTCCCATCGCGGTGACCTGCGAAGGCTCGTATCCTAACTGCCGCGCCCAGTAGTCCCAGTTGCCACCGTTGGCGTAGTAGTTGCGCCCATCCGGCCCGACAAACGAGTAGCCTCCCTCGGGAAGCCCTTGCGCGCGCCGCGACATTGTCTCGTCAGAAACACGACCGCGCCCGCCCTCGTCACCAGCGCCGGGCACCGCCCAGTAACCGCCGCTGCCCTCGTCACCGGGCGGCACGTAGATAGCGTTGATGGTGGAAGCGTATTCTTGAGGCGTCATATCAAGCTCCGGTCACGCGCGGCAGTTCGTTGACCGCCCACGCTCGGAATGCATCACGGTAAAAGATACTCGCATTTTGCGCTTCCAGATAGGTCTTGTCCCACTTTCCGGCGCCGAAGAGGGGATGCAGGTGCGTGTAGGTCAGATCCGGGCGGTAGCGCAACGCGCCCAGTTTCCGGCCGATTTCGTGCCACACGCAGTCTACCCCCCAGTGGATCAGGTTCCGCGGCGCGAGGTATCCGACCCGGCGCACCAGATCGCCGCCAATGCAGGGCATCGTGCAGATCGCCTCACCGTGGTGCTGGTCGTTGGCGTAGGCGACGCAGTCGGTGCCGGCGTCGTGCTCGAGTTCGGCCAGCATACCGGGAACGTCGAGCACGGCGTCGTCGGCAAGGAACCCGTAGCACGGCTCGTCCGGGTATCGGCGCAAGATTTCGTTGTATGTCGGCCCGTTGCCTCGCATGTCCACGATCTCGGTGCGCCAGTTGTCAGGCCACCGCTGGTCGAGGTATTCCTGCAATCGCTTGTCGCCCGAGTAGAGCGTGAGCAGCACTTGGGACTCGCCGCCCCAAGCGTATGCGTCCACCACGCGGCGGATCAGGTCGGGTCTGGATAGAGAACTAAATATCCAAATAGGCCGCCTCCGTAAATAATATCCACACGGTTGTTCAGCCGCCCTTCGCCTTGATCGTCGCCTCGAACTCGTTGAGCGCGGTATCCATGCCGGCCAGAGCGGCGCGCACATCTTCTTCCGTGACTTCCTTGCCGCTGCCGAACTGCGTGACCAATGGACTGAGCGCGGTCACCACGGAAACGGCATCCTGCACGTAGCCCGTTACCTTCGCTGCCTGCGCCGAGCCTTTGAATGCGCCGATGACGCCGAGCGCGGTATTCAACATCGGGATGATACTGAGGATGGCACCCATGTCTTATCTCCTAAAATTATGAGAATAACTGTGAATTTCAAAGGTCGCATTACTTTGTCACTTCATTACTCCGGCAGTTATAAAGCCGTGCCAGCCGCATCCGCCGGTAGGTTTCCCGTCTTTCTCCGCAATGCAGTTGATCGACGGCGTTATAGTCGGTCGGTCTTTGTTTCCATCCCACGCCCACACATTGCACTTGCTCTCTGCCGGTCGCGGGACAAACGTCGGCCCAAGCAGAACAGAGCAACGCTTGCCGTTCGGGCAGACGAATAGAATGTGCCCGGTAGATCCTGGATAGTCCGCAACACCGTTACCGATGTCGAACGATCCGACTGGCTCGTCCTTCGGCCATTCATCGCGTTCGTCGCGCTGCATGTTTCCAAACTCAACGTGCGATCGATCCATCTACTTAGTATCCAGCGTTTTTTTCACGTCATTTGCGATGGTCACGGCGAGCGTAATGTCCGCTGCGACACCTGGCTCGCACGGATCAGGCTGCGTCGCTTTGCTGCTGCCGGTCTTTTTGCGGCAGTCCGATAGCGTTGCCGCCGCTGTCGTCAGGTGCCCCTGTGCTGCGCGCAATAGGCCATCGTAGCTCTTGGCCTGCGGAACGGTGATCTTGTCGTTCTTGAGTGCCACGTTGCCGACTGTTGCTGCTGCCGTTACTGTGCTGGCGCCTGCCACGATTCTTTCCTCTGGCGATAGTCCGGTTGATGCGCACGCCGAAATCAGCGCGGATAATACGACTGCGACTGCTAATAGTCTGGTCATTTTATTTCCTCGGTTGGTGGAGTTGCGGGGACTACGGGTAGGTCTGTTACCGGCTTTAGTTCCGATGTTGGAGTTGCCTTTTTCGCTATCTCCTGAATGGTATCGGCGGACTTTGCCTGTTGAGCTGCCGACGATTTCTGAATGGCAATATCCGCCTTGGCACGATCATAGTAACACTTCCCGATGCCGATCTGGATAGTGCTCATGATCGTTACCAGCGTGTTTGCGATCTGGCTATTTTCATCGGGAATGGTGATATACATTACTCCGGCGACCATAGCCAAGAATCCCAACGTGTAGAGGAAAGCCAAGTAGTCGCCCGGCTCCCATCTATAAGGGTCTGGTGCGCGCTGGTCAACGATCATGTCAAGAATACATCTTTCTCTGCCTGCCTGCGATTGGTCAGGCCAGCCATTACTTTGTGATTTGCCCGATTCCATACGAGAAATTGCTTTGCAACGATATCGTCGTCAACGCCTTCATTAAGGCGAGCGAGCAGCGTTGACCGCGTGAAGTTTCCGCAGCCTATGTTGAATACGAGGCTCACCAGCGCATCGAACTGGCCTTGCGTGATTGCCCCCTTTACTCCGTTGTTGACGCACTTCTCCGCAGTCTCCGCATCCTTCCGCAGTAGCTCAAGCGCCTGCTCGCGGGTGATGGTATCGCCCTCCTTGACGCCGCCCGTGTGCCCTACGCCGATTGTCCAAGGCTCATCCCCGGTCGCAGGATCAGGATACGCGGTGAGCTTGCAGCCCTCCCATCGCATGATGAACTCAAGCCCCTCGTCGCTGCACTTCATCATCTCGTAAACCTTTCAAGCAAGCCTAAAATCAGCGTAAGACTCGTCAACGCTCCGATGATATAGCCAATGTTGCGCGGCAGAAAGTTTCTCTCACGATCAGTCATCGCCTGCCGCCATTCGTTCGCGTTGTCCCGCCACTTCTCTGCGTTGCGCTCGCTGACCATCACGGCTTTTTCCGCGTTCGCCAGCGCGACCTCTACAGACTTTTCCTTTGCCGTCGATAACTCACCGTAACGCCTATCCCGCTCGTCCATCAGCGTTTTGAGCGTTTCGAGAGTCCAGCCATGATGATCGCTCATCATTTCACCAGCAGATTCAGCCCGCACAGCACTGCGGTCAGGATTAGGGCGAGTATCACGCTTGTTCTTTCGGCACCGACTTCAGCGCAGGCTCGTTCTCCAGCAGATCAGTCAGCCGCCCGAAGATCAGGATGGGGTAGAGCTTACTCGCCCGCTCCTTGATGAGGGCAATATCTTCCGCCGACAAATCACACTCGCCGCCTGCGTTGATCTTTTGCAACAGCGCGTATTGTTTGATCTTTTTCTCCATCGGGATTGCTTCATCCCCCTGCATTGGAGTTGATACCGCCCCGAAGCAAACCATCTTCAGCGTTGCCTTATCCCCGAAATCCTTGCCGTCGAGGTCGGTCATTACTTGGTCGAGATTGCGTTTCATAGTTCCTCCGTTGGTTAGTGTTCCAAATATTGCGAGAGTGCGTTTCTGTCCATCGTGGCTCCGGTGGTTAGTGTTGGCGCGATTCGAGTTGTTGCAGGCGGCGTTCGTGGTCAATCCCTAAAGTTTAGATGCTGTAAATAGCAGCACACAGAAAACGTAAGA